AATCTGTCATTCCTCCTCTCCCAATACCTTACGAGCTTGGCGTAGGTCGCCAAGCGTAAAAGCAAACGTGCGGTCATCCTCTGGGACGAAGTCAGAGTATCTTTGTTCGCAAGCTGTTGCCTTATCAGCAAACGGCTTAAGCGCTGCCTCTAGTTCAGCAATACGGGAGTTAGCCAATTCCAATTTAGCCTGTAATTCGTAGTTATGCTGATGAAGCATATTGACTTGCCCAATCAGATTGAGGTGTCGGCCACTCGCTAACAAGTCATGTTCTGTTATTGGAAAACTGTCAAAAAATCCCATCAACTTTCTCCAAATATGATCTTTCCTCAAGATGCTGCAAAATATCCTCTCCCTCTCTAATCAAATAGTCGGGTATCTCTGTTGCCATTGTCAGTTCATTGCGTCTTGCTTCCGGCGAACTGCCGTATTTAAACAGCCTTTCCATCCAATATTCTAAGAACGCAATACGTCTCGACATTTGTTTGCGTTTCCATAGAAAAGTGTCACACTCGAATTTCATTTGATGTTCTAGTTCAGCAATGCGTTTATCTTTTCTATCTAAATCATACAGCGCCTTTACGCATATCTTGGCGTCATCATATCTGCTTTCAAATTGCAGCTTTGATATAAGCTCAACGAGCTCAGGGTATGTTTTTTTGTCGGTCATTTGTCACCAAAATTTGTCACGTTAAAACACTTTTCCCAATCTTCTTGTATTTTTTTAAGACTATGTGTCAAAGCCTCTTTTTCTCTTTCCAACTTTGATACTTTTTTATTAAGCCTATCCATTTCAAACTGATGCTTTTCTAATGATTTCTCAAACAATTTTGGATTTTCATTGTATTTTCTATAAGTATTTACTTCTTCTTCTAATCGAATATTTTCACCATATAATTTTAGAGCATGTGCGCCAGTCTTTTGGCATTCTTCTTCAGTTCTTTTAATACGATCAAGAAGCAATAAATTCTCATGATGCAATGAAAATTTACCGATTCCTAAATAATAAACTATTCTTTTCCAACCGTGTTTTGGTCGATAAAAACTACGAGGCGTCACTTTTACTTCATGCAAAATTTTACGCCTAAATTCACGCCCAGTATCTAAATCCTTATATTCATGGTTTTTGCTAAGATCTTCAGTTTGCTTTTTCCTAAGAGGGAAAAAGTTTATTATTTTAAACGGATTCATTTTGATGCCCTCACAGAACGTCTCAATTTCTTAAACTTTTTCTTTAATTTCTTTAGCTCCTTGGCCAGACCAGCAATAGGGTCTTTTTGCTCTTCTTCAGAGTATTCAACTTTTGTCGTGTCTTTTGGTGTGTCGTCTTTGCTCATTGTCTTGTCTCATAAGAAACAATTAATGACTTTGATTCCACGACTGATGCATTTGCCGACATAACGGCCAAGGCCCACATAGTTAAAATTCCAATGCATAATATTGCGTCAATTTTCATTTTTAATCTCCTTCATCGTGAATATTTTGATTGGAATAAAATAAACAGGCTCTACGTCCTGAGAATCATTCCTATCTGTCCTTCCGCCAAAGCCGAGACTTAATCCTTCTACTGTCTCTATTTTTGTAAATCCTATTTTGTCCGTCCATTCCGCAACAACAAAGAAAGGCTTGCCTGTGTTGATTGACGTATAAACGCCCTGCCATATCTTGGCGGCACTAATCATTAAGGTTGGGTATTTGTCGCTATCATTAAATCTACACTTAACCTCTACCCACGCCGTTATCTCTCCATCCTTTATAATGGCAAAGTCTACGCCGTATCTTATTGGTAGCTTTCTTACTGTCTTCTCTGTCCCACTAAGAAGACGATTTATTGCCGAAAGCTCTCGAATACGGTCATCAGAGCTCTCATAAAGTGGGCGTGCCATCACGCATTAACTCTGGTTATATGTGCATCCCATCGAACAGATTCAGTTATCTTTGTTGGATCATTAGCATCTTGTGTGAGAAACTGAGTTGCAACTGGACCTATTCCAATCGCCATCCAGTAGCGAGCACCCGTTGCCGGATTGCCTCCCCAAGACTGCAAATAACTAAATATAATGACGTCGTTGTAATAGACGCCGTTTACTCCCATAACAGCTAGTCGGTCTTCAAACGCAACAATCTGTTCACCTGATCCCATTGCCGGCGGCGAACATTTAAAGAAATCAAACTTTGGCTTGTTCTCATAAGTGCCGCCAATTTCTGTAAACTCTCCCCATCCAATAGGGGGCGACATTACAACTTTCTTCCCACCGGGATAATCATCTCTGTATTCCGCAATTCCAAACCCAGTGCGGTATTGGTAATACCAACGATTTAACCAAGTAAGATTGGCGTCATAGTTGTTATACAACATCGAATCTGAGCCGACGTCGTATGAAAAGACGGATGTGAAGTTGGGTGCGTTAGGAGCTGTATAATCAAAACGACGTAGCTCATGCGTCTTGAATAGCGGCCAATAAGCAGGAACAAAGATCGTCATTTTTCCATCTCCAAAAGTCTCAACTTTTGATTAATTACAGTGAACTTATTTGAGATTGTATTTTCACTTGCGTTATAATTCTGAGCTATTTTCTTATGACTAAGCCCCTGCCTTCTTAAATCCAGAAGGGTCTTTTCGTAATCAGTCAAATCAGCAGGATCTTTAAACCTGCGAGACTGTGTGTCATGCATAATCTTCATGTCTCTCAAGCTCCTTGCGGCACGGCGGTATCCATCTCAATACAGTTACCTTTTCTAGGTCGTGCAAATTGTCGATATACCAAACAAGCCACGCATAGCTGGTGGCCGTTGAGGCATGTTTATCCATACGGCCCTTGACCATAGGCACACGGCCAGCAAACTGCGCAACAATGTCTGGAGGGTTGTGCATATACAAAGTATTGTATCTCATACATCCTTCTAGGAACGACGTCCTGACAAGCATAGCCACGCCGTCCGTTGCTATTGTCTGGGCCTTCTCTATGAACTGCTGCGCCTTATTAAATGGCGGGTTCGTTATTACCCAGTTAAATATTCCATCCATACTATTGGCGTTGAGAAAGTCGCAGACATTGCCTTCGCCCGTGTAATCGTTGATGTCAGATTCAGCAACGGTCTTAAAATACTCTTGCAATGGCCTAGCCATAAACCCACGATTGGCGGCTGGCTCCCATACATTCTGATCTCTTACGCGATCTTTTCCGATCACATATTCGATCAATGCGCGTGTTGCCCAAGGAGGAGTTGGAAAGTCATCCAATCCATCCTTAGAGCCATATCTTTGAGCCGCAACGGCGTATATGCCAGCCGACCTCATGCTTATCTCCATATCAATAAAAATAAATTATCAGCCGTTAGGCTGATTGCCGCTGCGTATGTCGGCTTCAATACCAGAAACAACCTTTTGAAGGACAGCCATAGCGTTCCCCTCAATAGGACCATAATGCGTGGCAATGTAAGATGGGCGCTTCCAGAACTCACAAATAACAACGCAACGTGCGCGCTCGTCTGTTACGCCTGTTTGGTAATCTGGTTCATTGTTCATTTGTTTTATCCTTCACTATTTTTATTTCTACATTAGGAGTAACAGGATCACCATCGCCAGACCAAATGTAAAGACTACTGTATGCGGCATGAGGTGGCCCTAAGTCGCAATGGAAAGTCCAACCTAGTTCTCCCCATAGCTTCTGTTGATGGTGCGGGACATATTTAAAAAACTTATCTTCAGACATGTCCCACACCAATTATTAATTACAATGACGAGATGATCTCATCTTCAAGAGCGTCTAGATTTACTGTCCCTGTAGGAGGTGTAAATGTTTTTCTCTTTGAGCGTAGAGACTCAATATTTGACGACGGGATGGTAAATGATGGGCCTTCGCTCTTTCCTTCCTTCATAGCAAAGTGACCCAAAAATCCTATGTAGCTTGCGCCATCAACATAGTTGTCTGAATAGTCTTTATTCATACGATGACGGCCAAGCTTTGTCCCGAGCTGGAATGCAGCGACTTCATACTCTGTCACTTCACGACCAAGAAGAGCGCCGGTAATCTCGGCAATAGCCTTGAAGCACTCGTCTGGCGTTCCGTATTTATTGCTACGATCTGAAATTGCAGCAGCAGATGATGTCAATATCTCTGTATATTTCATTATCTATTTCCTCTGTTTGCTAGATAAGAGTCACCGTTCATCACTTTAATTTTACCAACAAAGCGATAGTTTAAAGCAAGCAACCCGCGGCTTACTTCAGTTCCAGTTTGAGATTCTCTGTAGAACTCCTCAACAACAACGAAGTCATTTGTCGTTAAAGTATCGACAAACTCTTCTAAACTATTTGATGGATGTTCTACATTTACTTGATGAACAAGATTGCCATTAAAGCTTGGCATATTCATCGTTACTAAAAACCTCATGTCCGTTCCTTGTGTAATCGAGGTGTGGTGCGGCTTTGCAGGTAACACCACACCCCGTATTAGAGGGCTTTAGCGCCCATCTAATTTAGATCAACCAAAATCATCATCTCCACCAGCTGGAGCAGATACCTTTGTAGAGCCCGTTGCTGGCGGCGCTGAAGGTGCTGCAGAAGGGGCAGACGAACTACGCGACTGATAGACCAGATCATCGGGACGCTTTACCCAGCCCGTAATCTCGAATACAGGAACGTAGTTCGTTGTCTTCAAAGCCCCTCCGCTTGAAGTCTTAGCAATTGTATCAGATAGTGATACTACTGGCAGTTTGCCGGGATTAGACTTAACGCCTGCATCGTATTCGTCCTTGAGCTTCTTGATGCCGTCGAGGCAGGCACCTGCGTTTGAGGCGAACTCGCGAACGTCCCCGCCGCACTCCTTGGAAAGTTTAACAACAAAGCGCACACAGCGTTTGAAGTTCCCCTCTGATGGTTTTGGGATGGAGCCGCCGTCAGCGAAGCGCACGAGACGGAAATCAGGAGGACCGTTAGTGAAATCAGACCAGCCAATCTCAACATTCTCGAAGTCCATAATAGCTTTGAAGCTGCGCGTAATATCAACGTCATTGCTTTCACCGTTTTCACGGTCGCGTCTCGTGATACGGCCTGAGCGCGCATCATACTTAACGAT